ACCTACTAGGCGTTCACTCCTCCTCGACGACCCCCTGGAGCCGATCTGGGGGGTCGTCAATAAAATTTTGAAAGGAGTTCTAATGTTAAAGAAAGTAATTAAGTACACCGACTTCAATGAAACCGAACGAGAAGAAACCTTCTACTTCAACCTTAGCAAGGTAGAGGTAGCAGAGATGGAGATGTCTGTCTCTGGTGGTTGGGTTGCTTGGGTCGAAAAGGTAGTAGAGGCTCAGAGTGAGCCAGAATTAATCAAGATCTTTAAAGAGGTTATCCTCAAGTCCTATGGTGAAAAGTCCCCTGATGGTCGACGTTTCATTAAAAGTGAGGAACTCAGCAAGGCTTTTGCCGAGACTGGAGCTTTTGAAGAGTTGTTTATGGAGTTAGCTACAGATGCTGATGCTGCTGCAGCTTTCTTCAATGGAATCGTTCCAGCAGCTGATTGAAAACCGTCAAAATGGAAGGAGACTGGGAATGTTGACAATTACGATTCCGGATCAAGAATGGTTTAACGACGTTACACAAGAGTTCGTTGAGATAAAAGGCCGGGACTTAACCCTGGAACATTCTCTAGTCTCCTTATCTAAATGGGAAAGTTTGTACCATAAGCCATTCTTGACTAGAGAAGAGAAAACTAGAGCGGAGACACTTAATTACATCAAGTGTATGACTATAACACAAAATGTACCAGATGTAATCTTTAAGGCAATCGATGCTAAAACTATTAATTTAGTCATGGCGTATATAGAAAACCCCATGACGGCAACGACATTTACCGAAGATGAACAAAAGAAAAAGGTTAATAGAGATGTAATTACTGCAGAAATCATCTATTATTGGATGGTAGCTTTGCAAATACCAATGGAATGCCAGAAGTGGCATTTAAATCGTTTATTAACTTTGATTAATGTGTGTAACATAAAGAATCAGCCCAAAAAGATGTCAAAGGCTGATCTTATGAGACGAAATAAAGCCCTCAACGCCCAACGACGGGCACAACTAAATACGCGAGGGTAGTATAATGATAACTTTTAGCCATAAAGGAAGTTTCAAAAACACAGAGAGATTTCTTTCTAAAGCGAAAGATCTTCAAGTTATGAACATTCTACGACGTTATGGAGAAAGAGGCGTTGCTGCATTAGCACAAGCAACTCCATACGATACGGGTTTAACTGCTCAGTCGTGGGATTATAGTATAGAGAAATCGAATTGGGGCTATAACATAACTTGGAGTAATTCACATAGGAATGGCTCTGCAAACATCGCTATTCTTATACAGTATGGACATGGTACAGGTACTGGTGGGTATGTGCCTCCGTATGATTATGTAAATCCCGCCATGCGACCTATATTTGATGAAATAGCAGAAGAAATCTGGAAGGAGGTATCTCGTTTATGAGCTCTACTGTTGATAATCGTGTTGTTGAAATGGGCTTCAACAATAGCCAGTTCGAAAAAGGAGTAAAGCAAAGCACCGAGTCTCTTGGCCAGTTAAAGAAAAGTCTTGATTTGACAGAGGGGGCTCGAAATCTTAGTAATCTAGATGCAGCTGGTAAGAATGTTGATATTAGTCATATTGCAGAAGGAGTCGATAAAGTAAAAGGAAGATTCTCTGCATTAGGCGTTATTGGTATGACAGTATTAATGAACCTTACAAACGCTGCAATAGAGTACGGAAAGAAGATGCTTAATGGCTTTTTAGAGCCCATGAAACAGGGCTTTGAAGAGTATGAGACTCAGATGAATGCGATTCAGACTGTATTAGCTAACACTGAATCCAAAGGTACAACTCTTGACGACGTAAAAGAAGCTCTAAACGAGTTGAATACCTACGCAGATAAGACCATTTACAACTTCACCGAGATGACGCGTAACATAGGTACATTTACCGCCGCGGGTGTAGACCTAGAAACATCAGTTGCCGCTATTAAGGGTATCGCTAACCTGGCAGCTGTTTCTGGTTCAAACTCACAACAAGCGGCTACGGCAATGTATCAGTTATCGCAAGCCCTATCTTCTGGTACAGTAAAGCTTATGGACTGGAACTCGGTGGTTAATGCTGGTATGGGTGGTCAAGTATTCCAAGAAGCTTTGAAAGAAACTGCTAGAATTCATGGAATTGCCATTGATGACATGATTGAGCAAGAGGGTTCATTTAGAGAAACCCTTGCAAGTGGGTGGCTTACAAGTGAAGTATTGCTTGATACATTGCAAAAGTTTACTGGCGATTTGAATGAACAGCAATTAGAAGCTATGGGATACACCGAGGATCAGATAGAAGCAATCCTGAAACTCGGTCAGACTGCTAATGACGCAGCTACGAAGGTTAAGACTTTCACACAGCTTAAGGATACTCTTCAAGAAGCGCGGGGCTCTGGATGGACACAAACTTGGCAGCTTATCATAGGTGACTTCGAAGAAGCTAAGGCATTATTTACAGAGATAAGCGATGAACTTGGCGCTATGATAGGAGCTAGTTCGGACGCCAGAAACGCAGTGGTTCAAAGTTGGAGAGATCAAGGCGGTAGAGATGCTGCCATTCAAACATTAAGAAATTCCTTCGAGGCGCTGACTACTGCTATGGGCGTAGTAGGTGATGCTTGGAGGTCGGTTTTTCCTCCGGGGGATCTCGGGGGGAAACTAGCTGAAATTACCAAGGGAATAGAAGCTTTTAGTGCTCGTTTAATCATGAGCGAAGAGACTGCAGATAAAGTACAGAACATATTTCAAGGTCTATTCTCTATACTTGGTATAGGCAAAGATATTTTAGAAGGTTTACTTGGACCTCTACAACAATTCGTTGGTGGTATAAGCGTTGATGGTGGAGGCGTATTAGATTTTCTAGATGGACTTGCGGATCGCATAACAGAATTTCGTAACATTGGAAACATTGCAGAATCTGTATCTACTGGGTTATATTCTCTTATCGAAAAGGTTCGAGAGTTTGGAGTAGAAGTATACTATGCGTTAGAGTTTGTTAAGGAAAAGATTCAAGAAGTAAGAGATTGGTTCAACGATATATTTGAAGGTGTTGACTTCTCTCCAGTAAGTGAATTCTTTGACAAGGTAGAACTACGATTCGAACCATTTACTGCTCTAGCAAAGGGCACTGTAGGAATCTTAGGCTTGATGTTGAAGGCTATTGCTGCTGCAATTCCGTACATATTTAGGTTTGCTAGTTTTGTCGGTGAGTTTATCGGCGGATTAGCAGATTCTATTTATGAAGGAATGAAGGGTATAGACTTTGTAAAGGTATTTGATGTTATCAATACTGGTCTAATTGGTGCTTTACTTCTAGCAATTCGCAACTTTGTAAGTTCTGGCGGTGGTTTGCTAGATTCTGCTGGTAGTGTATTCGAAGGAGTTACGGATATTTTAGATGGTGTTCGAGGTTCACTCGAAGCCTATCAACAAAACCTCAAAGCAAAGACGTTGTTAATGATTGCTATAGCGGTTGGTATTTTAGCTGCTGCTCTCGTTGCTATATCTTTGATCGACTCTGCTAAACTCACATTGTCTCTTGGTATCATTACTGGTCTATTCGTAGATCTAATTGGTGCTATGGCAGCATTTGGTAAGTTGGGTGGAGGAGGTGTACTACAATCCTTTGGGTTAATAGCTCTGGCGTCTGCTTTACTGCTATTGTCAGTAGCGTTAGGACGTTTAGCAGCTATAGACGCTAAAGGAATGCAGCGTGGTTTGGGAGCTATCTATGCTTTAACCGCCACAATGATCATATTTAGCAAGCTAATAAGTGGTGTATCTACTGCTAATGTGATTAAAGGTGCGGTGGCTCTTGGCGTATACTCGTTTGCTATCTTATTGTTAGCACAATCTGTAAAGTCGCTAGGAGCTATAGATCAAGCCGAACTAACGCGTGGATTACTTGGAGTTGGTGCCCTACTAGCTGAAGTCGCAGTCTTTATGCGATTAATCGGAGAGGGTGGCGCAAGTGTTAAAGCTGGTATAGCCATGATTGGTATGGCTGCAGCGATTATGCTGATGGCTCAAGCTGTGCAAAAGTTTGGTGAGATGGACGTCGCTGTACTACAGCAAGGTCTAGTTACCATGGGTGTTATATTTGCAGAGATAGCTGCGTTTACCAGACTCGTTGGTGATCCAAAACGAATGATCTCTACCGCTATTTCCGTGACAATCATAGCAGCTGCCATGTATATTCTGGTAGATGTTATGACCAGACTTGGTCGGTTATCCTGGGAAGAGATTGGTAAGGGATTAGTAGGAATTGGTGGAGCATTGTTGATAATTGCGGCGGCCGTAAGGGCGTTGCCATCAAACATGCTCTTGCAAAGTATAGCGCTTGTGGCTGTAGCTGGTGCTATAGCTATATTAGGAAAGACGCTCGAACAGATGGGACAGATGGACTGGATCGAATTGGGTAAGGGTCTCCTGGCATTAGCTGGATCTCTGCTGGTAATCACAGTAGCCCTTTACGCCATGTCTGGAACTCTCGCTGGTAGTGCGGCGCTCCTAGTAGCTGCTGGTGCCTTATGGGTATTGGCTGGCGTTATGCAAACACTAGGAAACATGGGTCTTGCAGAGATTGGTATAGCTTTGCTTGCCTTGGTTGGCATATTTGTCGTCCTCGGTCTTGCTGGGTTATTACTTACACCTCTGGTACCAACCTTACTCGGTTTGGGCGCATCTATGTTCTTAATCGGTGCTGGTGCAGCATTAATAGGCGCAGGTCTATTTCTGTTTGCAACTGGCTTATCCTTGCTGGCTGCTAGCGGTATGGCTGCGGCATTAGCAATTGTCGGTATGGTTACTACTATATTAGGACTTATACCTGTGATAATTAACACTCTTATAGACACACTAATTGTCTTTGCTGAGGGGATTATCCGGGCGACTCCTGTTGTAGCAGAAGCTATTACTGGCTTACTTCTTGCATTCTTGCAAATCATTATTGATACGGCGCCTAAGCTTTATGAGGCGTTAGACGTTCTTCTTACTACGTTAATCCAGTTAATAATTGATCACGTTCCTGACTTTATTGAGGCTGTTATATTACTGCTACTTACTCTTCTTGAAGAGATTGCAGCTAAGTTACCAGACTTTATTCAGGCAGGTTTCGATATTCTGATCGGGTTCTTGGAAGGTATTCGCGATAACATCGGAGAAGTTGTTACAGTTGCTATTGAGATTGTAACTGAGTTCTTAGATGCCGTTGCTGAAAAGATACCTGACATTATAGACTCGGGCTGGAACTTGATGCTATCCTTTATCGAAGGATTAACAGAGAGTGTTGAAGATAATTTACACCTTATTATAGCTGCTATTGGTGATCTCGCAGCCGCCATTATTGATGGTCTGGTTCGCGGTATTGCCGATGGTGCAGGAGCTGTTATTGGTGCGCTGGTTGGACTGGCGCTTGATGCTTGGAACGCTGCTAAGCGTGCTCTAGGCGTTGAGTCACCATCCAAGAAGTTCATCTATATTGGTGAAATGCTAATTGCAGGTCTCGCAAAGGGTATCAAGGGCTCTAGGGCTATGATTCCTGCGGAGATTAAGAAGGTTGCTAAAGATGCTGCTGATGGTATGACGAAAGTGGTAGCTGCTATTGCTGATGGTATAGATACAGATATGGATATGAATCCAACAATTCGTCCGATCGTTGACATGTCAGATGTCATTCAAAGTGGATTGTTAGTTGATGACATATTTGGAAACAAGTCTATGTCTTTGGCGACTGCTGCTGTAACTTCGAGCAAGGTTCCTGTTGCGATAGTTGATAGTGAAGGCAATCCTGTCGGCGCTACCTCTATCCAAATGACACAAAACAACTACTCACCAAAGGCGCTGTCTAGAATTGAGATCTACAGACAGACGCGAAATCAATTACGTGGCGTGAAAGGACTGCTAAACTCATGATCAAAAACTTTACAGTCACAAACCACTTAGGTGAATCGCTAACTATAGAACTAAAGAGCCCCGAGCAATCGGGGTTCATAGTTCTTGGCGTTGAAGGTCTGGGTCCCTCAAAGGCAGATATTGCGCTGACGGAAAGAGCAGGTGTTGACGGGTCTTTGTACAATTCAGCTAGAGCTACACCTAGAAACGTGGTATTGCTTTTGCGGTTTTACCCAGGGCAAGACATTGAATCTCTTAGGCAAAAGTCTTATAAGTACTTTCCTCTAAAGAGGAACATCATTTTGCAAATAGAAACGGACAATAGAATCTCTAAAGGAACTGCGTATGTTGAGTCTAATGAACCTGATATATTTAGCAGCGAAGAGGGGTGTTCTATCTCTCTAGTCTTTCCTGATTCATATTTGTACGATTATCTACAGCAAGAAACGTACTTTGGCTCAACGACACCGTTGTTCGAGTTTCCATTTTCTAATGAGTCATTAGTATCTCCTTTATTGGAATTTAGTGATTTGAACTTGGAAACGACAAAGACAATAGTCTATGAAGGTGGTCCAGCGATTGGAGTATTGATTCATATTCATGCTACTGGTTCCGCAAGTGGTGTTACTATAACGGATACTATAACGTTAGATCAAATAGCAATTGACAGTACTAAGTTGGCTGCTGTGACTGGAGCCGACATTTCAAGTGGTGATGATATTTACATCTCAACAGTAAAGGGCAATAAGTATGCAATCCTTGAGCGAGGTGCAAGTACCTATAACATATTAAGTTGTTTGGGTTCATCACCAGCGTGGTTCCAATTAGAGAAAGGGGACAACGTGTTTGCATATTCTGCTACCGTTGGCATTACTAATTTGGAATTTGCATTCATAAACGATGTGGCATATGAAGGGATTTAGACTATGGAGATAATGCTTTTAGATGAAAACTTTGATGAGCTTTTTGTCCTAGACTCGTTTAAATCCCTCATATGGACTGATAGGTATTGGGAGGCTGGAGACTTTGAAATTACAGTTGCTCCAACTCCAGAGATACTAAGCGTCCTAGATAATTCGTCATATTTGTACTTGGCGGAATCTCCTCATCATATGATGTTAGAAGATTTCAACATACACTCGGACATAGAAGACGGCGATAAGCTACTTATCACAGGTCGTTCGATCGAAGCTATCCTAGACTTTAGAATTGTCTGGGATGCTATAGCGATGAGCGGAAATCTTCAAACTGAAATTCAAAGACTACTTAACAACAATGTTATCAATCCGGCTAACTCTTTGCGTGATATTTCTGGATTCACGTTTAATACATCTGCAGATACTGCCATAACGTCTCTAACAGTTGATACACAATTCGTTGGCGATTCAGTCTACGAAGTTATATCCAAGCTGTGCAAGACAAATGGTATCGGCTTTCAGGTATTACGCGATATTCCTAACAACCAATGGGACTTCTCGTTGTATGCTGGAAAAGACAGATCCTATTCGCAAAGTGTGAATGAATACGTAGCCTTTACTTCGAATCTTGATAACTTGATAAACGCTGACTATATAGAAAGCTCTCGACCATTAAGAACTGTATGCTTAGTGGCAGGTTCACAAGGAGTTGGTAATCAAAGAACGACTAGCGTTGTTTACGCTCAGGGTGCTATATTACTAACAGACTTAGAGCGAAGAGAGTTATATTATGAAGCAAACGTATCAAGAAACACCCCCGATGGTGAGCTATCGGAAGCAGAGTACGTAGCACAGTTGGAAGGACGAGGAGAAGAGGAGCTTGCAAAGAATGTATATTTGAGAGCGTTTGATGGCGAAATCGATCCTACAATGTACAACTATGGAGATGAATTCGGTATGGGTGATATCCTGCAGATAGCAGATGATTATGGCCATGAGACTGATTCACGCGTTGTAGAGATGACATATTCTCAAGATGAAGCAAGCATCTCAATCTATCCTACGTTCGAAACTGTTGAATAGGAGAAACTAATGACACTTACATATGGATTTTACGACTCCAGTTCTTCTGATAGAGTCTACAATGCTAAACAATTTGGAAGCATATTTGACGGCATCATTGAGGACGGAGTTTATGCTGGTATCGGAGACAAGTTCATGGTTGTCGAAGATTCACCAGTTAGTATGGATGTAATCGTTGGGACTGGACGAGCGTGGTTCAACCACACCTGGACACTCAGCGATGCGACTATATCTAAGACGCTTGCAACGGCAGATGCTCTTTTAAACCGTATCGACGTTGTATATTTGGAAGTCAATGAGGACTCTGGCACTAGGGCAAACAAGATAGACGTTCTTACGGGAACACCTGCAAGTACGCCTGTAGCACCAACTTTGACAAACACTGCAAGTATACATCAATATCCTCTTGCGCATGTTTACGTTGGTGCGGCTGTCACATCGATTACGCAAGCTGAGATTACGAATAAAGTTGGAACAACAGAGACACCATTTGTTGCTGGTATCATTGACTATGTTACAACTAATGAAATTGTAGCACAATGGGAAGCTGAATGGGATCAGTGGTTCCAAGACATTATCGATCAATTGTCTACAGAAG